ATGGCGATAATGGGATATCATTAGTCAGAAATGATGGAACTACGGAATCTGGTGATTTGTTGGGCGGTATTGGTTTTGATAGTGGTGACGGAAATCCACCAAGTTCTATATTAGAGTCCTCTGCTTATGTCGCTGGATTTGCCTCTGAGGATCACGCTACCACCGATAAGGGAGGATATCTTTCTTTTGGTGTTGCTATAACAGATGAAGATGATGACACTACATCAACAGAAATAGCAAGAATAACAGAAAATGGGTTTCATTTGTTAGATCAAAACAAAATTATTTTTGACAGCACAGACACCTACATTGCAGCAAACTCAGACGCTACGGAGGATCTAGAGATACACGCTGATGATGATCTGAAACTAATGCCTGATGATGACATCTTGATATACGCAGGCGTTACGCAATATGCAACTTTTGATGGAGCACAATATCGCCTTCGACTATTTCAAAATCATGGATCAGCGAAATATCCACTAGAGTTAATAAACAAAGACAACACTTCCGCTGGAGCTATTGGAATGAAGTTTCAACTTGAGGACGACGGCGACAATGAACTCACTGCCGCGAGCATGAGAGCAACAAAAACGCAAGCCTGGGAAGAAGATACGGACACAACTAAAGATGGACAATTAGTTATTAGCACTCTTTTGAATAATGCCGCCACAGATACAGCACTTTTTACAGCAGCAGGCAGCACAATTTATCAAGCACTGTCCGTCGACGGCATAACCAATTTAAACGGCGGAGCAACCCTGGCATCTGGACAGACGTTTCTCTCTATGGGAAATATTGTTTTGGTTAATCAAGCAAAGATTGCTTTCGATACAGATTCTACAAACACATACATTGCAGCCGACTCGGCCGGTACAGAAAATTTAGAAATTCACGCTGATAATAACATAGAATTACACCCCGATGGATATGTGCACGTTAATGGTCAACTCTATGTGAACAATAAGATATATCACAATGGTGATACTGATACATTTATTGCATTTACAACTAATAATATAAATATTCAAGCAGGTGGTAACGATATAGCTACTTTTAATAGCTCGGGCGACGTTGGTATTGGCACAACTTCTCCAGATTGTAAATTGCATGTCAGAGATGATGTTGCAGTGACAAATACATCAACTAGTACATTTGGAAGTCCTACACCAGTTTGTTTAATTGAGTCAGTATCAGCAAATGCAAAAAAGCACGTCCTCTTAGATTTGCTCATTAATGAAGATACTGCTGACAGTTCTGGCACTGCAGAAGACTTTTTCTTAAGAGGTTTTGATAATGCCAGCGGTGGCGCTGACTCTGGTGCCGATGAAGAATTTAATATTGATGGAGACGGTAATCTTTCAAACACCTTTACGGGACAACACATATGTGTGTATTCTGGAAGCGCCGACATTTCAAATTTGGACGATGAAATCATATCAGGCATGATTGTAGAATCTGTTGGTATAATTGGTATAGAAAGAGGGGTAACTGGAATTGACGATTGTGTACCAATAATTAAAATATCATCTCAAAAGAATTCTAAAAAAGTGTATGGTGTTTTATCTGGAAACAAAGTTAAAAAAGGAATGGCACATTTTAGATATTTTAGCGGAAGTTTTCATCCTTCAGATAGAAGGACTGAACTGTTCGATGCTAGTGGATCGTATAATTATGAAAAGGATTCACATAGATATTCAGACAATTCTAGATATTTTAAATCCAAATGCAATTCGATAGGAGAGGGAAAGATTTGGGTTACAAACATATATGGAAATATAGAAAATGGAGACTATATCACAACCAGCGAAGTGCCTGGATATGGCGGACTACAGGATGATGACTTATTGCATAATTATACAGTAGCAAAGTGTACACAGAATATAGACTGGGACAGCATATCCGAAACAGTAGACTACGATAATCAAACCTATAAAAAAGCATTAATTGCTTGCACCTATCATTGTGGATAAAATAAACAACCTACATGTGATATACTCAACCTATAAGGAGAAAACATGAGAGACCAATTTTGGGGAGATGCTGAAAAGCAAGACCCGCCAAAGAAAACTATATTTGACACACATAACGAAAAGATTAATGCAAATAATGATGACTACAATTCTGTAGAAATGCAGGATAATAAAATTTATTTTTATTCTGGCGTATCTAGACCAAAAGTATTAAAACTGAACAAAGCGATAGATACATTAAACACGACCTCGGCAATGAGGAAAGCATCGCACGGAATTGATATCCCAATTAGGATCCATATTAATAGTTATGGTGGGTCTGTGTTTGCTGGACTTGCTGCCGTGGACCATATTAAGACATCCAAGACAGAAGTGCATACAATTATAGACGGTTGTGCTGCATCTGCCGCTACGCTGATGTCTGTTGTTGCAGACAGGAGATATATGCATAGAAATGCTTGCATGTTGATTCACCAACTGTCAGGAGCTATGTGGGGTAAGTTTGCAGCAATGAAAGACGACATGCAAAATTCTGAGATGCTGATGGAGAAGATTAAAAAGATCTACAGAGAACATACAAGAATCCCAGAAGATGTGTTAGAGAATATTTTGCAACACGATCTGTGGTGGGAAGCAGAAAAGTGCCTTGAATATGGATTAATAGACGAGATAATCTAATGCCAATATATTTGTATGAGTGTGAAAAATGTGGGTATGAAGTAGAAGAAATCTTATCATTTTCCGACTCTGAAAAATATTTACAAACAGTATGCCCAAGGTGTTTTACCAAGTCTTATAAAAAGAAAGTTAACAACACTTCATTTAAACTAAAGGGCAAAGGATGGTACAAGGATGGTTACTGAGGAAAAACCTAAGAGAAGAAGGGGTCGCCCACGAAAGACCCCCGAGGCAGATGCTAAGCCTGCTCGGCCAAGAGGACGCCCAAGAAAGAAACCTGTAAAGCAGGAACTTAGCGAACAACATGTGATGATTTTATTGAAGAATCATTTGAGTGGGATATCTGGTATCAAAATTGATTGGGATTCTGTTAATAGGATTCATCCAAACAAATACATATATCAGATTATAGTAGATAAACTCAGTATGAAATTTTTAAGGAAGTTGGAGGAAATCCCCTTGGTTGAGGATGTATACTTCTTCTCTAAAGTCGGATCAGGTGTAAATGGTATCAACCTATTGTTTAAGGTTCACATCGTTTTTGATGTTTTATAGGAAGTAAAATGAAGAAGTACGATAATAGAATTCAAAAATTAAAAATTGAGATCGAAGAGTTGGAATTGAAGATCGCCAAAGCAGTGAATGGTAATAAGATTGCGCTAGCAAAGAGATTAACCATTATGCTCGAACATCAACAAGTTAAGTTAGAGAGGTGGTTGAGGATATAAATTTTCTTGCAAGTAGTCCCGTAGTGTCTCGTATTTGATGCTAATCGCCAATTGAGGAAAATCTACATTCGCCGCAAAGATCAATCCAATTAATTCTCCTCGATTATTTAAAACAGGAGAACCAGAACTACCCCCAGTCGCAGGTATTGTTAATAAATCATGGTATTGTCCTAAAGGACCACTATAATATCCAGACAGCAAAGGGACAGCTGGCGGATAGAAAAATCCAGTCGGAGCAGCAACGTTGTAAACCTCTTCCCCAATCTTTGGACCAGTTAGGGACAGGTTTAATGTAGGCATATCTATTATTCCGTTACTTTCAAGCAAGCAGAGGTCTAGTTCGTTTCCATTAACAAACTCAGGCGAGATGTTGAAGACTTTTACATTATAATAATCATTTTTTATGTTTTGAACTTTAAATGCCATCGACACTGAAGAAGCGATAGCTTTGACGGGACCTTCAACATCTGCATGACAAACATGACCTGCTGTAAGTATATAGGTCTTGCCTTTTCGGTGTCCAACCACAGACCCAGATCCTACCGAATAAAAGTGACTTTTTTCACAAACTGACATTAATTCAGTATCAGCACACACTTCGATGGTCATTCTTGCGTGAACTTTGACAAAAGAGTCGACTGGGAATCTGTTAGAATGCACCGATACCATGCACGAATTGAGAAAAGATAAACAAAATAATAAAAACAAAATTTTAATAGTCTTCATAAAATCCTCTATACTAAGTATATCGAATAAACATTTATTTTTTTAAAAGGAGAAAGTCGTGCTAGAGACAATCATATTCGTAGGAGCTACGCTGTGTATACAGGTTGCTGAACAACCAGTCTGCCAAAACATAACAACCCCACAAGAAGAAGGTAAGGTAGTTTTTTCTAAAACACTTACTGATTGGAGAAAAATAACCCCAGAAACTAATTATAATATAGAAGAAGAGGTTAAGATTGAGCAAAAAGATATTCGTCCTAGATACTAACGTACTTTTAACAGATAGTAATTCCTTACTAAATTTTGATGATGGTGACATTGCCATCCCATTAAAAGTCTTAGATGAAATAGACAAACACAAAAAAAGACAAGATTCTGTCGGTGTACATGCAAGAAACACAATCAGGAAATTAGACGAACTCAGATCACAGGGAAATCTGTTTGAGGGCGTGAAATTAAAGGAAGAGGGTGATAACAAACTTTTCGTTAGAGGTTTTGACCCCTTCAAACTCCCAGATGATCTGGATGTAGAAAATCCAGACAACCAAATTATTGCCACTGCTTTAAGCATTAAAGAGAATAATAAGAAATCAAAAGTTATTCTTGTATCACGAGATATTAATATGAGAGTCAAATGTGATGCTCTCTCTATTGATTGTGAAGATTATTCGAATGATCAAGTGGTGGATGATATTGAAGGACTGTATACAGGACTTACAGAACATCTTGTTGATGATCAAATTATCGATTCCGTATATAAGGACGAAGCAGTTTATTTAGATGAAGAAGAGATCAAGGTCGAACCGAATCAGTATGTTATGTTGATTAGTAGTTCAAACGACAAGAAGACTGCGCTAGTTAGATTCTTGAGTTATGAGAGGCCATTAAAGAAGATTGATTCATACAAAAAAGGAATCTGGGGCGTACGCCCGAAAAACAAGGAGCAAAACTTTGCGTTGGATTTATTGATGAATCCCGATATTCCACTGGTTACGATAATTGGAAAAGCGGGTTCTGGTAAAACCCTATTAGCACTAGCAGCTGGTTTACAACAGTGCTTCGGAGCAACTGCAAATGATTCACACTATTCTAGGGTAATTGTCACAAAACCAGTCGAACCAGTCGGAAAAGACATCGGTTTCCTCCCAGGTAGTATGGAAGAGAAGATGCTGCCTTGGTTAGCACCGATACAGGATAATTTAAAAAATCTTATGGGTAATGATAAAATTACTTTAGACATGTATATAGATGAAGGAAAGATCGAAATTGAGGCAATGACTTTTATACGAGGTCGCTCAATAGCAAATGCGTTTATCATTATTGATGAGGCACAAAACATGACAAAGCACGAGATAAAGACCGTACTGACACGAGTGGGAGAGGGCACCAAGATTGTTTTAACTGGAGATATTGAACAAATAGACAATGTATACCTTGACGAAACGACAAATGGTCTTACATATGTAATAGATAGATTTAAAGAACAGAACAGTTCTGGACACATCACTCTTATTAAGGGTGAGCGATCACAGATCGCAACACTAGCTTCGAAATTATTGTGAGGATAAAATGAAAATAGAAAAAGATTTAAGCGCAGAACTTACAACGCTAGACAATCAGGTTGATGGCGGAAATGAGTTGCAGGATTATATCATCAACTATGTGGGCAATGAGAAAGACCCAGAAGATGAGAAAGTTACTGTAGGCATGATTATTGATGTCTTAGCTGAGCAGTTTCCACAGTTGGTTCTTTGTATCTCTGAGGAAAACTGGGTCAGAGGTTATCAACAGGCACTGGCAGATGTGGAGGAAGGAGAAAGACTTTATAATGCGGGGTTATCTAAAAAGCAAAGCGAAACTGAATGAAACTAATTTTTTAACTGTTTCTGGTATAAATGTGGTCATCAAAGATCCGATTGATTTTGATATGTCGACAGGGGACCTTAAGGAAACATTAGAAAATCTTCCAAGTCATTTTTTATCTGATATTGATTACATTATATTTGGAGAATTCGATTTCTTAAAAAAGAAAGGATATAATGCCGCATACATGGACGGTGCAATATATGCTAGTAACAGTCAAGAGGATAACTTAAGTGTATTGGATGATATAGTACACGAAATAGGACACTCTGTAGAAGAGAGGTATAAGAACTTTGTTTACTCTGACATGGAGATAGAAAGGGAGTTTTTAAAAAAGAGATCCCAACTGCAGAAAGAATTCGAAACATCTGGAATATCACTACCAAAAGAAAAGATGCAAAACGCAGAGTATGACACAGAGTTGGACATGTACTTTTCACAGGTGATCGGGTACCCTACCATGACGACACTTTCTCAGGGAATATTTTACAGTCCTTATGGTGCAACTTCTTTAAGGGAATATTTTGCAAACGGATTCGAGGCGTACTTTTTTCATAGAGACCTGTATCTAAAGAAGGTCAGTCCTATATTATTCAACAAATTAGAAAAACTAGAAACAGGAGGTTAGTTATGAAAGTTAATTTTGAAGAAGAGAATGGAAGGTTGATGGTAAATGTTAGCATTGACGGCAGAGCAAAGGCGAGAGATCCACACGTATCAGTTAGGACAGAACAAATTCTTGACATTGTGAAAGAAAACGGATATAATCTTAATGATTATGTTGTGGAGACGGAGACTGCCTGTAGTACAGAGGGCAAGAATCCAACTTTATCCTCTACGTGGATTTTGAGAAAGGTTAAAAATGAAAAACCAGTTAAAAGTGCTAAACAACCAAGAAAAGCAAGGTCGACAAAACCGACCCGAGCAAAATCAACCAGATCCAGGGCGACTAAAGAAGATCAGCTACTCGGAAATGAAGATTTGGGCGGAGTGCAGTCACAAGCACAAACTGATTTACCTGGACAAGATAAAAAAATTTCAGGGGAATGAATATACTGCCTTTGGTACCGCCCTCCATCATGTTTGCGAAAATTTAGTTGTTGATAATTCTAAAGTCGCAATTGCCAAATTAATGTTTCAGAAAAAGTTTTTAAGTGAATTAACTGAAATATCTAAAACCCACCAGTTAACTAAAAAACTCGTCAATGACATGAGGGATCAGGGAGACAATATCGTCGAATTTATTCTTCCAGCCTTGACTGATTATTTTGGAAAATACGAAGTTGTTTCCGTAGAAGAACCTATTTACGAACCAATAAACAGTTTTGACACTGACTATAAGTTCAAAGGATTCATTGACTTGATCGTAAAAACACCAGATCAGAAGCATCACGTAATTGATTGGAAAACATGCTCCTGGGGATGGAATGCAAAGAAAAGGTCGGAAAGATTAGTGACTTATCAATTAACTTTATATAAAAATTTCTATTCTATGAAGTATAATATTGATATAAAGGACGTAGAGACTCACTTCGCTCTTCTTAAGCGTACATCCAAGAAGGATAGGGTTGAAATTTTTCGTGTGACGAGTGGTGAAAAAAAGACGCAAAATGCTCTTAAGTTACTCGAACAAGCGATCAACAATATCGAATCTGGAGTCGATATAAAGAACAGAATGTCGTGTAAATACTGCGAATTTTATAAAACAGAACATTGTAGGTGATTGATGAAAAAAATAAAAGTATTTTGTTTAGCGGATAGTCCGCTTGCTCCATCTGGAGTGGGAACGCAAACAAGATATATGATAGAAGGACTTTTACAAACTGGAAAATTCGAGTTTGTTTGCTTCGGCGGTGCCATCCGCCACCCTGAATACAAACCAATCAGAACAGAAGAATACGGAGACGATTGGATCATATACCCAGTTGATGGGTATGGTACACAGGAGCAAGTCCGAGCACTTCTAAAGGCACAAAAACCAGATATAGTGTGGATAATGACGGACCCAAGGTTTTGGGGATGGCTGTGGGAGATTGACAATGAAGTTAGATCTGTCGCCCCTTTGGTTTATTACCATGTTTGGGATAATTTGCCATATCCTACATTTAACAGAAAGTGGTACTTATCAAATGATATCATTGCAACAATCAGTAAAGTTACAGATGATATTGTAAGAACTGTAGCTCCAGAAGTAGAATGTCACCACATGCCTCACGCTGTAAATGATACTGTTTTTAGCAAGACTAAGGACACGGACTTGATAAAGACATTTAAAAAAGAAAACGGTCTCGGCATTGATTCCAAGGGAAATAAGAGATTCACATTCTTTTGGAATAATCGTAACGCTAGAAGAAAGCAGTCTGGTTCTTTGATGTTCTGGTTTAATGATTTTCTTGATAAGGTTGGTAGAGATAAAGCAACTTTGATCATGCACACGGAACCAAAGGATCCAAACGGGCAGGATTTGGATGCAATTAAGGAAAAACTGGGGTTTGATGACGATCAGTTTAAGTTGTCGACACAGAAACTATCAATTCAACAATTGTCGATGCTTTATAATAGTGTAGATTGTACAATCAATATTTCTGATGCTGAAGGTTTTGGACTGGCCACGCTTGAATCCCTTGCCACAGAAACCCCGATAATTGTTAATATGACAGGTGGACTGCAGGAGCAAGTAACAAATGGAAAAGATTGGTTTGGTATCGGCATTGAACCATCGTCCAAGGCGATCATTGGGTCTCAAGAGGTTCCCTGGATCTATGAAGATAGAATATCAGGGTCTGACTTGGTAGATGCCATGGTGAAAATGTTTAAGATGACCAAGAAAGATCGCCTGGAGATGGGCAAGAAGGGTCGCCAGCACGTTATAGATAATTATAGCATGGAAAAATATGTCTCTAGTTGGGGAAACCTTCTAGAGGGTGTTCACAAGAAGCATGGATCTTGGGATACGATGGATAGAAAGCAGTGGAGTTTACAGAAAGTCCTATGAGTAGAATAAAAGTATTAATCGAAGGTCCAGCCCTCACAAGGTCTGGTTATGGAGTGCACACGAGGTTGGTCTTAGAATCCCTCAAAGCAAGAGGTGATAGTTTAGACCTTTATGTGAATCCTCTAAATTGGGGTGCCACAGGGTGGTTGTTGGACAATGAAGAGGAAGCACGGTGGATCCACAATCTGGTTGCGAAATTTCAATCTCTACCCGACGATCAGAAGAATTTTGATGTACATATTCATGTTGGGATTCCAAGTGAGTTTTCCAGAAAGGCACCATATGCTGTTTGTGTGACAGCTGGCATAGAAGCAACGAAAGTTGCACCCGCATGGATTCAAAAGTCGTACGAGATGGATAAACTGATTGTACCTAGTAACTTCTCAAAATGGGTCTTTGAAAATACTTTTTATGATGGTGAAAATAAGGAAACGAACCAACAGGTCCGTGTCGGATGCGGCGCACCAGTAGAGGTGGTGAGTTACCCAGTTCGCGAAGGACGTAACACTAGCATTGATTTGGATTTGAAGGATGAGTTTAATTTTCTTTGTATTGCTCAATGGGGAATAAGAAAGAACCTCATTGATACAATTAGATGGTTCGTAAGTGAGTTTAAGGATGACGAGGTAGGGTTGGTGGTAAAGACTAACTTTTCCAAGAACTCCACTCCAGACCGCGAATCTTGTTTGGAGCAATTAAAACTAGTACTAAAGCATGTTGGAGAAAGAAAGTGTTCCATCTATTTGCTTCACGGTGAGATGACTGATGATGAGATCAATGCGATCTATAACAATTCAAAAATTAAAGCAATCATATCAGCAACCCACGGCGAAGGGTTTGGGTTACCGCTATTTGAAGCAGCGTACAATGGACTACCTGTAGTTGCTCCAGGGTGGTCTGGTCACATGGATTTTCTTTATGCTCCTACTAGAGATAAGAAGACAAAAAAAAATAAAAACAAACCATTGTTCGCAAAGGTCGATTATTCACTCAAGCACATACAAAAAGAAGCAGTATGGGACAACATCCTTGTCCCAGAAGCTATGTGGTGTTATCCAAGCGAGAGAGACTTTAAGATAAAAATTAGAAAGGTTTATTCTAATCACGGAATGTACAAGTCTTGGGCAGATCAACTATCTGCACACCTAAGATCTGAACTGGCACTACCCAAAATTTTGGATAAAATGCTAAAAACTCTAATCCCAGAAAAGTGGTTAACAAAACCAGAATTTATTTTTGTTAATGATATGTTTGTTGAAGATTATGTCGGCGGCGCCGAATTGAGTTTGGAGACTCTTGTAGAAACTTGTGAGTCTGACAAAGTGGTAAAGGTTCGAACATCTGAGTTATCTGAATTTCTTTTAGAGAACAATAAGGACGCTAAATGGATCTTCGGCAACGTCGCCAATGCATCGAATGAAATGCTAAAGATGGTCTCGTCATCTTCAATTTCTTATACTTTTGTAGAATTCGATTATAAATATTGCAAACATAGAAACCCTGCCCTGTACGAGATGGTAGAAGGCGCTTCATGTGATTACAAGAACACAGAAAAGGGACAGGTTATGACGGATTTCGTTAATGCCGCATCATCGGCCTTTTTCATGTCAGACAATCAGATGAAGATGCATACGGACAGTCTTCCTGGTATAACTAACAAGAATATGTTTGTTCTGTCTTCTCTTTTCAATGATGGGTTCTTTGAATTCATCGAGCATGTTCGAGATAGAGCAAAGAGTAAGAATGAAAAATGGGTCGTCTTGGGATCCAGAAGTTGGGTGAAGGGACTCAATGAAACAGAGTCACACTGTAAAGATAAGGGATATGATTACGAAGTATTGTGGAACTTGCCTTATCAACAATTCCTTGAAAAGATGGCAGAATCTAAAGGGTTGTGCTTCAAGCCCACTGGTCTGGATACTTGCCCACGAATGGTTATCGAGGCAAAACTTCTGGATTGTGAGTTGGATATGAATGACAAAGTTCAACATCATGAAGAAAGTTGGTTTGACGGCACATATGAAGAGATAGTCGAATATCTCAAGTCAAGACCATCCTTCTTTTGGGAGAATAGTTTTGCATGAAGAGTCATTTCACTATAGTTATACCCGCATACAACTGTGAACAGTGGGTAGAAAAGAATTTAAATTCTGCCCTGCGACAAGAATATGATAATTATGATATCGTTTATGTCGATGATTGCTCTACGGACAACACGCTAGAAATAGCAAAAGATATACTATCAAAATCAGAGAAGAAGTTCAAGATTGTCTCCAATGAAGAGAATATGAAGGCACTCTATAATCTTTATACGCAAATACATGCAGCAAAAGATGGCACCATAATCATTACTTTGGATGGTGATGATACTCTTGCAGGTACTGCCGTCTTAAATAAATTGGACGAACACTACAGAGACCCAGACTGCTGGATGACTGTTGGTTCATATGTTCAGAATGATAACTATATGGTTGTAACCCCAAGTGTCTCTGACGATTACTGGAACCAGAATATAAGAACTGCTCCTTGGTCATTCTCTCATTTGAGAACTTTTAGAAAAGAATTATTTTGCAAGATAAAAAAGAAGGACTTGCTTGATTTGGATGGGTATTTTTATAAGTGCACGTTCGATCGCGCTATGATGTATCCTATGGTTGAGATGTCTGGAAAAGGCAGGGTTAGACTTATAAGTGATATTCTTTATATTTACAATAGGCACAATCCGATATCCGTCGACCGCGTACATAGGTATGATCAATTGAGGATCGAGGCGCACATATCCAAAAAAACACAGTATGAAAAGTTAGAAAGTCTATGAATATATTTTTAGACAATGTTAATGTTGGATCTACGAGTGGTCCAAACCATTTCGCAAACAAGCTTAAGAAATATATGAAAAAGCAAGGAGACACATTCTCAGAATCGATGCCGTTTGATGTACAACTATCTTTTATTAGTTTGATGCGACCAACATCCCTCCCAACCTTTCAGAGGTTGGATGGAATATATTTTAATAGCGATTTTGATTACGTCTCTCAGAATAGTCCGATATTGAAGACATATCGCCAGGCACACGGAGTAGTATTTCAGACTGAGTTCAATAAAAGATTGAGTTTTGAATACTTTGGACATCACAACAATTATAAAGTTATTAGAAATGGTGCCGACTTGGAGTTTATTAATTCTGTAGCACCTCTAGAGCATTCTGTATTTGATAACTATGATAAGGTATGGTCTTGCGCATCCAGCTGGAGACCTCACAAGAGGTTGGGAGAAAATATAAGGTATTTCTTGGAACATTCAGGGGAGCGTGACTGTCTGATTGTTGCAGGTGAGGTTTCCAACCCGATAATTCAAGACAGGGTTTATTATGTCGGGAACTTGGATATACCTACTTTAATTTCGTTATACAAGAAGAGCGATTATTTTATTCATTTGGCATTTCTAGATCACTGTCCCAACGTTGTTGTTGATGCAGTTGCATGTGGGTGTAAAGTTATATGTTCATCTACAGGCGGTACAAGAGAGGTTGCCCTCGGCGCAACATTGATTGAGGAAGAAGAATGGGATTTCAGGCCATTGAAATTGTATGAACCTCCACAATTAGATTTTACAAGAAAGATAGACAATGAATGCAACACGAATATAGACATGTCATATGTCGCATCACAATATAATAAATTTTTAGGAGAAATATGATGAAGATAACTAATCTTGAGGATTACTTTAAGCAAATCGGTTACGAGTGGAAAGATGATCTAAATAAACTTTCTACAATATGTCACTTTACCAAAACAAGAGTTAACCCAAACAAGAACGAGGGCGATATGTCTTTCGGCGCAGAGCAGTGTTTTCTAGTTAAAGCAGTGGCAAATCACCTCAAGGCAGAACGATTTTTCGAAATCGGGACTGGTCGAGGAACTGCTTGTTTTTCGGTTGCACTGGAGGAGACTATCGAAGAAATTATTACGATCGATATTGTTTCACACTTTCAAAAGAAGAACGAAGCAATAGGATACAGGTCTGCCGTTGTCTCTAATGAGGATATATACCAGTTGATTCCATTTGAGGAAAAAGAAAAGATCAAATTCAAGCACGTATCAGAGGTACCATTTTTTATTGATGAAATGGAGGATGAGTTTGATTTGGCGTTTATTGATGGAAACCATACAGATGTTAATGTTATTATGAATGACTTTAATGTTGCAAATAAGATGGTAAGAGATGGCGGCGTGATTTTGTTTGATGACTATCACCCTTCCAAGTTTGCAGTAAAGGAAGTTGTAAACCAGATCCTTGCCGATAATCCAACGTTTAAGTCTGAACTTGTTTGCTTTCATGGCCATTTGTTTGAACAAGAAAGGAAAGTTACTGACACTGGGATTGTGGTAGTTACAAAGTGAAGGTATATTTGAACGACCCAAAAGAATCCTGGATAGTTGATAGGATAAGGAAGGAGTGGTACGAGAACAATCCAAACTTGGTTACTGAAAATATTGCTGAGTGTGATGTTTTGTGGATTGTTGCTCCTTGGCAGTGGGCCAGGATTCCTCGGCAATACTTAGAGTCGAAAAAGGTTGTTTGTACTATTCATCACATTGTGCCTGAAAAGTTTAATAAACAAAACTTAAACGAATTCTTAATCAGGGACACATTTGTGGATGCATACCACGTCCCAAATAAGCATACCGAACACTTCGTAAAGCAATTGACTCAAAAACCAGTCAATGTGGCAAGTTATTGGTTCAATTCGAGTTTATGGAATCCTATGGATAAGCAGGAGTGCAGATCCGAACTTCAGATCGATAAAGATCGATTTGTAATAGGGTCTTTTCAGAGAGATACGGAGGGCAGCGATTTGGTTTCTCCGAAGTTGGAAAAGGGCCCTGACCTTTTTTGCGATTATGTGGAGAAGATTGCAAATAAAGATACGCTAGTTCTTTTAGGGGGATGGCGCAGACAATACGTAATAAACAGACTACAAGCAGCTGGGATAGATTACAAATATGTCGAACTTGCGCCCATAGAAGACATTAAAAAGATGTACGCTGCCTGTGACCTATATGTTGTGTCATCTCGCCATGAGGGTGGTCCACAGGCGCTATTTGAAGCATCTGCAATGAAGGTTCCAGTGATATCTAACCCTGTGGGGTTATCAGAAGAGGTTTTGTGTGAGAATTGTGTCTTTGATATAACGAAAAACACATACTTGCCAACAGTAGAAGATGTAGAGAATAACTTTAATAAAGTTAAAAAGTATGATATCATTAAACACAAGAAAGAGTATATAAAAATATTTAAGGAGGTTCACGATGTCTCGTAGAGCACTAATAACAGGAATCAATGGAATGGATGGATCGCACCTTGCAGATCTCCTTCTATCTAAGGGATATCAGGTCTGGGGCGTTGAACGCAGATCTTCCACAAAGAATAGAACAAACACAAAACACCTAGAGGGAAAGATAACGTTTGTTAATGGAGACATGACGGATCAGAATTCATTAGTACGATGCTTGAAGGAGAGTGATCCTCACGAGGTTTATAATTTAGCAGCACAATCCTTTGTAGGTGAGAGTTGGAACACCCCAGAATATACTAGCGAAGTGACTGGTCTTGGTGTATTAAGGATGTTGGAAGCAATTCGTGAATACGGCAAACCAGTGAAATTTTATCAAGCAAGTTCTTCTGAGATGTTTGGGAGAATGATAGAAAACCCCGCTAAAGAGACGACGCCATTCTACCCACGATCTCCCTATGGAGTTGCCAAGTTATATGGACATTGGATTACAAAGAACTACAGAGAGTCGTACGACATTTTTGCATGTTCTGGTATCCTGTTCAATCACGAATCGGAAAGAAGAGGGGTAGAGTTTGTAACACGTAAAATATCAGACGGCGTAGCGAGGATACACTTGGGACTTGCTGATCACATTTCATTAGGAAATCTGGAAGCGAAGAGAGATTGGGGATATGCCCCAGACTATGTTGAAGCGATGTGGTTAATGTTACAGCAAGATAGTCCAAACGACTATGTTATTGCAACTGGTGAAACGCATTCTATTAAAGACTTCTTAACTCACGCTTTCGCTCACGTCGGAATCGATGATTGGTCAGGATACATAAAGCAAGATCCAAGATTTATGAGACCTGCCGAGGTAGACGTTCTTCGTGGTAATAGTTCTCTTGCTGCCCAAGATCTTGGATGGAAACCTAAAGTCAACTTTCAAGAGTTGGTGAAAAAAATGGTAACGAACGACATCAATCTTTTAAAATGAAAGTTTATATCAACAGGCAACCGAAAAAAGGACCGTGGGGCGGCGGCGCAAAGACTGTAAATAGGTTGTCGGAAAAACTCTTGAACGATGGCCATACTGTTGTATACCAGCTGCAAGAAAATATAGATGTAATATTCTGCTTCGACCCACGACCTAATGCATTTGGGGAAAACATAAACCACCTATATTCATACAGGCAATTATTCCCAAAAACAAAAATAATACAAAGAGTCGGAGATGTTGGTACGCACGGAAAACCCGAACTGACGCACATGGTTAGGCAGTGTTTAGATAAATCAGATTATTTTATATTCCCAAGCAAATGGGCGATGGAGTATGTCAACTACTCTGGTGAAAACCATAGTGTGATATATAACTGCCCGATGAGGGAGTTTTATGAAAATAGGAATGAGAGAGTGGAGTTGCCGAAAGTTCCTCGAATTGTGACGCATCACTGGTCTACAAACCCAAAGAAGGGGTTTGACTTGTATAAGAAGTTTGATGATCTATGTCAACAAACGGGAGAGTTCGAATTTCATTATATTGGACAAGTTCCGAGAGGGTGCACCTTCACGAACCAATTCCCACCCATGGGCGCAGTAAATCTCATATCTCACTTGCCGAACTATGACATATACTTAACGGCGTCTGAGGAAGAAGCGGGAGCAAATCACGTCCTTGAGTCTTTAGCGGTTGGATTGCCAGTCGTTTATAGGAATACTGGTGGTAGCATTCCAGAGTATTGTGCCCTTGGCGGTAAAGAATATACAAATTTTTCTAATATGATTGAGTCGTTGAGGGAAGTTAGGGATAATTATGTGAACTATAAGCAGGATTGCTTAAAATATAAGGATACAAACGACCTGGTCATCGACCAATATTGTGATATTATAAGGAGGGTGTAATGAAAATCAACATAAGTATAGATGATGTAAGTCCGCACCCATTTTCTTCGACAAGGGTTTTGGAAAATTGTGAAGAATTAATCCAAGCCCATCCAGAAGTCAAGATATCTTTGTTTATACCAGTGTCTTATTGGCGTACAATTAAGCACGGCACAGCAACGAGGGTGCCATTAAGTTTATCAAACTTCCCAGATTTTTGTGAAGAGATTTCTGATTTAGATCCTAAAAATTACGAAATAGGATATCACGGATATTATCATGGTATACCAGGCAGGTCAGACAACGATGAATTTCAACACTTGACATACGATGAAACCAATGACAAGATCGATTTGATGTTTGAAGAGGTTGCCAAGTCTGGTTTGGATTCTAAATTTAAGAAGATATTCAGACCACCAGCCTGGAGAATGAATCCTGATGCTTTTAAATGCTTAAGCGATAGGGGGTTCCACACCTTTGCCCTAACAGATGTTGAGCATGCAATGAAGGTATATGACGGTGCCGAGAAGATGTACCCTAGTACATTTTCTAATCAATATCCTCCCTTTAGACCATTAAAAGTCGAAGAGAAGTGTGGTATAGTGTATCATGCGTGCGAATGGGACGGGAATTTCCTAGATTCAGAGAAGTCTCATTCGCTTATTGAATTTTTAAATAATTGTGACAATAAAGAATTTGTTTTTTTGGAGGGTTTATTATGAGTAGTCTTGATGTCTTGGAGGTTATAGTTCCAACATATAAATCAAGAAATTTAACGAGAGCATTTGTGAAGAGTTTTGAGCACTTTAGTCCAGCTGGCATGGAAGTGACATTCCATTTGATTGAAAATTCCAAGGATGTGTCATACAAAGAACTTCACAAGATTGGAGAAGATAACAAAACTTGGTATCATAAAAAATTTTATGAACCCATTAATAGTGGAGATATGGAATTTGTAAATGTATATCGAAATTTTGTTCGCGAGATTGTTACTCCACTGATGAATGGAGATGATTTTATATTTCAGAGAGTACCAACTTTTAGAGTTCACGCACCAGGAAACGTTGCGGTGGGTGGTTGGCATAGAGATATCGACTACAATCATTCAGAACATGAAATTAACTTTTTTGTGCCATTTACGGTTGCTTTCGGTACTAACACTATGTGGGTAGAAAGCGAACCTAACAAAAAAGATTTTTCACCTTTTGAAGCAGATTATGGTGATGCTTATATGTGGAATGGTGCTAATTTGCTGCACGGAAATAAACCTAACACCACTGGGCAGACTAGAGTTAGTGTTGACTTTAGAGTAATGAAAAGAAAACATTATAACGAAAATGAAAGCAAGCAATCTATATCTAGGGGTACTAAGTTTATCATTGGAGAGTATTATGACACATTCAATTGAAGTAATAGTTCCGTCTTACAAATCCAAAATGCTGGTATCATGCTTAATACAAAGTATGGAAATGCATAAACCAAAAAACTTAACTTTGAAATATCACGTTGTTGAGAATTCATATGAAACCTCTTATAAGGATGATATTTTAGCATTATCTGACAAGATAGAATGGTACAACAATCCTAGTGCTGATACGGGAGAGGATTCATCTAACAATAAAGGATCTTGGGCAAATTGTTCTGCAATAGAGTTTGTTATGGATAAGATACAGTCTGATTACACCTTCTTGTGTCACAATGACTGTATTGTTACTAGTGAAGAATTTTTTACTGATTCGTTGTTAAAAATCGAAGAGGGTAATTGCATAGTTGGAACTTCCTTGTTTCCAAATAAAGTTTCTGCGATTCATGTTGCAGGACTTTTCGTAAAAACAGAAATATTGAAGAAGGTGGGTGTAAAACCACAATTTGATAAAAATATGGATGTTGGAGATATTTTAACAGTTTACTGTAGGGATGAGAACCTAAAAACATTTTGTTTTGAAAACACAATTAACAACAAGCAACTAATTGATTTATGTGATGAACCTTGGAGGTCTTTGGGCGTAAAAGCAGGACTTGATAGAGCATTAAATCTCAAGAAAAATAAAGTGATATATGTACATTTAGGTCGAGGCACGATGAAAATGTTTGGCAAGTATTACAAACAAGGGAAAGTGTATTATAAAGACTGGTATGATCTTTGTAGTGCTATTATTTCAGATTGTAGTGAAGGGAGTTAAATAAGTGGACTTTGCAACAAAGTTATTTTTAGAACAATCTATTGAAAAATTTGATTTAAAAGTCGGAGGTAATATCTGTTGAAAGCGGCATGCAACTTGGACTTATAATAAAAAAGGAGATTGTTTATGGGAATGACCGATTTTGAGGTAGCGGAAAGATACACCTCTACTGTTAGTGAAATTTTAAACGAACTACCCGTTGGGTCGACTGTTGCTTGGTTGGGACAGAAGCATCCAAGAATGGCAAAGGATAAGTTTCTTTACGACTCTATCATGTCTGGTGTTAACAATGACTTGAAGCACGATTTTTATGATCTCAACAATGAGGAATTTGAAGGATCTAAGAAATGGGATGTCCATTCAGAATGGGAAATAAGTGGGTACGATCTTGTTCTTGGTTTGAGGGTCTTATACTTGTGTGACTCCAGAGAGAAACTTCTCAAGAATCTCAAGAATATATCCTCAACTAACACGAGTGTGATTTTTGATTTTATGACAGGCAATCCAGTTCTAATGAACGGAAAGGAAACGTTCATCAAAAAGAACAACAGTCAAACCATTTTACCATTCTTTCCAGAGTTGTATGACGGGGATTATGATGTACAGTACAATCACGATGATCAAATTGTACATTCTGAGGATCTGTCCCGAGCGGATATTGGTGTTGAAAATATTATAACTTTTAGAGATAGCATAAAGGGCAGGTTTTACACGCTCTGTAGTTTGAGTGTAAAATGAAGTTATCTAAAGTTGTAGACCTGGCAGCGATTGGGCTGCTATTGCTGTTGGTGTTGAGTGGTTTTATGATCATGAAAGGTACAGCTGAATCAAACGCAATCACTACAGAAATTGTAGCACACGAAGCAAAGAAGAATAAGAACAAGAACTTAACAATTCAAATAGGACTGATGACTGCTGAATTGAAGAACCTTCAAAAAGATGTGGACGAAATAAGAAAGGATTTGAGGGAGTTACGTCAAAATGAAGGAAATTAATTTCTTTCTCAGAGAGATGACTCATTTGAGATATTTTATTCCATTGGTTCTAGAGGGTAACGCCCGAGGCATGAAATCTATATTTTATGTTGTTCCTTCAAACAAGTATAACTGCCCTCTGTTGCATGAGATATCTTTAAAATCTGCCTGCGAACAACTCAACGTAGAGATTAGAGAAGGACGAAAAATTATTGATGCAGAGGGTATTATAATTACATCAGAAGAGTCTGGCATTGATATTATAAAAAAGAACACAAAAGCAAAGAAGGTAACTCTTTGCTACCAGACGGATTATACACTCTCCTATCAGAAGTACATCGATATCGTTGACCATGTTGTTATGCCTAGTGAGAATGTAGCAAAGTTTTATGACCTAGTGTCTGAAAAGAATCTTTTTACAGGCATTCCAAAGTATGATGTTCGATTAGATGTCGAGACCGTAATAAAGAAATATTCTCTAGACCCAAACAAGAAGAAGGTCCTGTTTATGTGGCCTAAGTCTAGAGATCTCCATAAGATGCCGATCGATATCATAAAAAACTTCAATGAGTTAGGGTGGCAGGTGATTGTGAAAACGAGAGGCAAGGACACCTTACATAACAATACTATAAAGGATTTGCTGGATAATGGAAACAAGGTCTTTTCTGACGCATCCTGGTACCCTCACTCCACACAAGAATTGTTAGAGGTTTGTGATTTGGTGGTGAACTCTGGATCAACGACGATAGAGGAGTGTGTGATGCATGAGGTTCCTTTAATAAACTTCGATATAAAACCAGAAGTCCGTCATGGGAGAAAGTCAAAACACAGAGTTACTTATGATTTTCTGTATGATTATGATTTCTGTTTAAATTTGAAGGGACTAGATAGATCTTTCAATACAGGCAAACTAGAAGAAATGATTACATTGCTTGTTGACAGTGATCATACTGATTCTTTTAGGAAATGTAAGCGCGAGTGGTTGTATGATCACAAAAATTCTTGTAAAAATCTCCTGGATGTGTTAACATCTTAATATGAAAATAACAGCAATAATTCCTGCGCGTGGTGGATCCAAGAGATTGCCGCGTAAAAACATTTATCCAATCTGGGGACACCCTATGCTTGCTTGGTCTATTAAGGCTGCGCAGGCAAGTGAATTAATAACGGATGTTTGGGTCACAACAGAGGATAAAGAAGTTTCTTCCGTTGCTGCCAGGTATGGAGCAAGTCTGCATAGGAGAGACCCAGAACTGTCGCAAGATCATGTCTATAAGATGGAAGCAATCCGCAGCGCGGTACTTTACATGGAAGACAATGACGCCGAAGCAAATATCTACATTTCATTACAGGCGAATTCACCAGAGATAACTGGAGAGGTTTTGGATGACGCAATCAGGACGTTTATAGAGAATGATAGAAATGAATTAATAAGCGTATCTCCTGACTTAATGCAGAACGCAGCATTTAGGATAATGAAGCGGGGATATGTCTTTCAAAAAGACTTAAGTACAAAGTGTGGAGTATATGTTTGTGATATTCACGATGTACATACTTTGAATGATGTAGAGTTCATTAAGAGAAGGAACGATCGTTGGAATTGAGCGGAAAGAGGGTTTTGGTTTTCGTCGCACATCAGGACGACGAAACGATTGGATGTGGCGGTACGATTGCTAAATGGTCAAAACAGCGCGCAAAGGTGCACGTTTGTTTTATGACTGACGGCGCAACGGGTTATGAACAGGGATCTGGATTGCAAGACGACATAACCAGTGTAAGAATGAAAGAAGCAACATATGCATGTCATATTCTTGGAGTAAAAGAAGTTTCAACTTTGGGACTTCCTTGTCAAGAGATAAGGAATGATAAACAAACGTTTCACAAAGTCATACAAAAGATTAGACAAGTTCGACCAAATATTGTCATAACTCATAGCGATATATGTAAACACAGAGACCACAGGATTACATCGAATATCGTCGAAGAGTCTTGTTGGAAATCCACAGAAAACATCATGGAAGAATTGGGACCAACACATACAGTGGATATGGTCTTGCAGTGTGAGATATTGGATCCTTTTGAAAATCCAGACTTTGTTGTAGATATAACTAAGGAATACATAACAAAGTGTGAGGCCATGGCAGTCTATACATCTCAGAGAGGTGTAATACCAGGCATAGAGCAGTATCTTAATGGCATATCTTTAGTTAGAGGTTACAGTATTGCCCCCAACCGTCGAGCGGAAGCATTTAAGAGATTAGGGAAATTACCGTACAAGTTATGAGTTGTTTTGCAATTACATCAAACCACCCAAGACATATGAAGTTCTTGGAGACGCTCTATGAAAGGGTGGAAATACCACTTGTTGTGGTGATCGACAAGGGTCACATAACTCAAGAGGAAGCGGATTATTTCAATTCTGACTTGTCTTTGTTGCACAGAACCAACATATTGAGGTGCTCTAAGCACCAGCTGCATTCTAATTTTGTCCTACAGTCTCTTGCTAAGTTGGATCCTAAAGTCGGATTTGTGTTTGGTGCCCCACTTTTAAAAAAAGAAATATTTGAATTACCTGAATATGGATGTGTTAATATTCACACTGGGTTGGTTGAGCATTATAGGGGTGTTGATAGTTCTTTGTGGGCAATGTACGATAATAAACCAGACTTAATTGGCGCTACGCTTCATTATATAGACAATACAATCGATGCAGGTAGTGTAGTGGCAGACGACAATATTGACATAGATAGGTTTGATAATTTAGATACCTTGTTTTATAAATCTTGTCAGACGGGATTTCGCTTGCTATCTGAAAACATAGATGATATAATTGCAAACAAGATAAATAAGAAGAAACTAGAATCTAAGGGTACCCTATATCAAAATAAAGATAAGAACCCTGAGATAGTGGAAAGAGCTGAAATTAATTTAAGGAGATTTAAAAGTGAAAATTATTCTTGATCTTTGTAATCAACATCATGGTTCATTGGATGAACTGAAGAGAATGTCTCTAAGTGCTTTTCAAGGTGGCGCCGACGCTGTGAAAGTCCAACTGATGGATTCTGAGAAGTTGTTGGGAGTAACTAATAAGAAATATAGGGACGTCTCTTTTCAGGATGCTTATGCATTGGCAAAGTACTGTGATAATATAGGAATTGAATTCATGGCGTCTGTCTTTGATGAGGAGAGGTTTGAGTGGTTAGACAGTTTGGGTGTAAAGACACACAAGATTGCAAGCAGAACTTCTAAGTCGGATCCACGCCTCTGTGAATTGATATTGTCAGACGGCAAACCAACAATTGTTTCAACTGGAATGCATGATTTCGCAGATTTTCCTTTCGGGCACAGTGAACAGGTGGAGTATTTGTTTTGTGTATCCAAATATCCTACATATTTAGACGATCAAAAATTGGCAAAAATGCCCCATTTTAAGCGTCCTGGGTATTCGGGGTATAGTGATCATACAATTGGCATCGGCGCGGCGCTACGCGCCCATTCTCGCGGTGCTACGATACTTGAGAAGCACTATTCTAATAATATCTTTTCTCAAACCAAGTTGGAGGGGGGACATTTGGGATCTTTTGACCAAGATTCCCTAAGACAGTTTGTTAACATTGTTAAGCAATTTGAAATTATGGAGAAAAACAGTGAGTTCTAATCCTGATGTGTCTGTCATTATAACAAATTATAATTATGAAAAATATATCTCTCGCGCTGTGAGGAGTTGTTTAAACCAATCTCACGTCAATCATGAAGTTATTGTCGTCGACGATTGTAGTACTGATGGCTCAATTGCAGCACTGCAACCGTTCAAAGAAGATGTCAAGGTTGTAAGTACAGGGACCAACGGTGGTGTTGCTGTCGCTGCAAATGTGGGTGTCCAAAATAGTAAAGGACAATTCTTCATTAGAGTGGATGCCGATGATTATGTAAATTCAGATATGTGTTATATAATGAAGACTTACCTTGAAGCAAATCATGACGCCTTTTGCGTGTCTTGCGATTATCTCATGGTAGACAACTTCGAGAACACACTAGAGAGAAGATATGCAGAACAAGACAACATATCTTGTGGTATAATGTATCGTAGAGATCCCTTCTTACAGATGGGTGGATATAATGGTAAGATGCGCCATAGAGAAGAAGAGGAATTGAGAAAAAGATTAGGACAAGAGTATAAAATTCATCACTTAAGAATTCCGTTCTATAGATATAGAATGCACAATACGAATAAAACCAAAGAACCAGAGTATAAGACTTGGGAGATATAATGAGTAAGAAGATTTTTATTACAGGATGTGCGAAGTCGGGCACCACATTACTTTTGAGGATGTGTTACGCATTTAAAGATACGGAAGTTATTTACAAAGAGGGTTTCGACGGTCATGAGATGGACTTTGACAAGTTCGTCAAGCATGAAAGCAAGAGCGGATTTACAATAGGAAAGAGACACCCACCAGCACTTTTAAGTAACGTGTTGGTACCAGAGTTCCAATTTCAAGCAGCTGATATTCTAAAAGAAGACATTAGAGTTATAAACGTAGTTAGAGATGGGAGAGATGTTGTCCTGTCAGATGGGAACTATGTTAAACCGAAGAGGTGGATTGAGTCCATGGACCAAAGAAACAAGGTCCTGTTTGGCAACTTGATTGATCTTGAGGTTAAATATGAAGATCTCGTAACGGATCCCGAAAAAGTCCAGCACCAAATGGAAGAGAAGTTTGGATTAGAATCAGAGCATAGTTTTAAAGACTATCCAGATTATGTTGAGGATTGGGTCTTTGATTGGAATGTTTCAGTGTTAGGCCGCGCTGGTAAAGGCAACGAGACAAATTATGGAAAGAGAAAGGTCGACGGCCGTGCCATAGGAAAAGACCCAGAGGCATACAAGGATTTGTGTTCAGATCATGAACTACCAAAATTTGAGAAACACTTAAAGGATTTAAAATACAAATGAGAGCGTTGGTAACGGGACACGAAGGATACATCGGCGGAAACTTCGTTAAGAAGTGGGAAGAACTCGGACATACCTATGTGGGGTATGATATGAATGGGAATCGCGAGTTTGACCTATCAAAGAAGGTAAAAGAATTACACATCAACCACCAAAACAACCCTATTGATGTAGTTGTGCATTTTGCAGCAATTCCTAGAGTTGCGTTTAGTGTAAAGCATCCTACGGTGGTTATGAATAATAACATTAATTCGACTACTAATATCTTGCATTGGGCGAAAAGAGAGGGCATTCCTGTAATCTACAGCAGTTCATCATCTGTTGTTGGGAATGGTAATGGTCCCGCTAGTCCGTATGCACTTTCTAAATATGTTGGTGAATTGGAGACTCTATTGTACAGTGAATTGTATGGGTTGAAGACTGTTGCATTGAGGTATTTTAATGTTTACTCTTATGATCAAGTTGCTGATAGTGAATATGCTACAGTTGTTTGTAATTGGAAAAAATATATCAAAGAAGGTAAAGTACCATTCATTACGGGTGACGGAGAACAGCGTCGCGATATGACCCACGTCGACGACATTGTTTCTGCAAACATTTTTTGTGCTGAGAATATCGATAAGGACGATTTGTGGGGACACTGGTATGACATTGGGTCTGGGGATAATATTAGTTTGAATGAAATGAAAGAAATTGTGTTACAATATTTTCCAGAGCAAGAGTTTAAGTATGTTGATGCCCGAGTAGGTGATGTAATGTTGACTAAAGCGAATTTGTCAAAATTTAAATCACACGGATGGGAGAGCAAGGTTAAATTGGGAAAGGGACTAGAGTCCGTATTTAAGACTTTGAAAGAGGAGTTGTCATGAAGTTAGGTATTATTGGGAACGGTTTTGTCGGAAACGCAATCGCACATGCTTTTATTCCATATATGGAGGTAAAGATTTTTGACAAAGATCCTGATAAGTCTTTTAATACTTTGGAGGAGGTTGTTAATGATACGGATGTTGTGTTTATATCTGTTCCAACCCCTATGAAAAGTGATGGTACAATCGATCTCTCTATCGTTGAGTCCGTATTCGACGCAGTTGAGGTGTGCAAGAAGCAAAGCAGTAAGACTGTATTTGTGCTAAAGTCAACAGTTGTACCAGGCACAACCAGGGGTTTAAAGAGGAAGCATCCCAATTTGCAAATTGTTTTTAATCCTGAGTTTCTAACTGAGCGGCATGCTAGGTTTGATTTTCTAAACCAGTCTAGAATCGTATTGGGTTTTGAGACAGACTTGGATGATGGACAGCGAAACTTGTCAGTTAATAAGGTCAAGCAATTGTATAATTTGAGGTTTGCTGGAAATAATTTCATAACAACGAATTATGAAACAGCTGAGATGATAAAGTATTTTAATAATTTGTTTTTTGCCGTCAAGGTTTCTTTTATGAACGAGATGAATATGGTGGCAGAGAAGACAGGAACGATTAATTGGGAAAAAGCCGTCAGAGGTTTTGTATCGGACGGACGTGTAGGTGATTCACACTTACAGGTGCCAGGACCAGATGGTAAGATGGGTTTCGGAGGGTCTTGTTTCCCTAAAGATATTAATGCGTTTATGACATTTGCGGATTCAATCGGATTGGACCTTGCGGTGTTGAAGGGCGCATGGAAGACAAATTTAAATGTAAGACCAGAGAAGGATTGGGAAAAACTAAAAGGTAGGGCAATTTCGGATGATCAATAAGAGAGCAATGTTTGTTGGCAGGTGGCAACCATTTCACAATGGACACAAGTGGTTAATCAACCAGAAGCTAAGCGAGGGTAAACCAATCTTGATCGCAGTTAGGGATATCCCGCCCGATGAAAAGAATCCTTTTACTACAGAACAGACAGTAGAAATGATACAAAAAGTATACAGTGAGCAGGACGTGGAGGTAGTTTGTATCCCAGACATTGAAAGTGTCAATTGGGGACGCGGAGTTGGGTATGAACTTAACGAGCACGTACCTCCACAGAACATTGGGTTTATTTCCGCTACTGGAATTAGAAACAACATCAAAGAGAGCAATGAGTCTTGGCGTGAGAATGTCGACTCATCTATACATGATTTAGTAATAAGGTATTTGGGAGAATAATATGAGTGGTATTTTTGTACAGATGACAGGCATGAGTGGCGCAGGTAAGTCTACAATGACTTTTTTAGCACAAACCCGCCTAAGAGAGATGGGTTATAATGTAGAGGTTATCGACGGTGACGAATATAGAGAGGGACTCTGCAAGGACCTTGGGTTTTCAAAAGAGGACAGGAACACTAATATCAGAAGACTTTCGTTTGTTGGGAAGGTTTTGTCCCGCAACAAAGTGGTCTGTGTAATGTCTGCAATAAACCCTTATGATGATATACGGAGAGAGGTAAAGTCTGACAACCCGCTGTCTAGGATTGTTTATGTTAAGTGTGATATTGAAACCTTAATTGAGAGAGATCCCAAAGGATTGTACAGAAAGGCACTTTTACCTAAAACGGATCCTGAGCATATCCCGAACTTTACGGGCATTTCGGATCCATTCCAAGAACCAAAGAACGCAGATTTAATTATCGACACCAATAAGGAAACTATTGACCAGTCGGTAGAAAATTTAGTAAATTTTATTTTAGAAGAAACAGGAGGAAAAAAATGAAATTATCTGATCAAGCACTTGGTGCAATTATGTTGGCACTACAAGACTCACTAATGAAGCAAACGGATATCACCCCAGTATTGAGGGGGTTTGATTTAATGTTGGGTGAAAACGAGGAGATTATTATATTAAACCCTCCAACTATTGATACATCGCATCTTATGGATGTGAATGAAACAAATAGTACAGTTGGAAGCGATTAGTATAATGCCGATTTATGAATTTCTTTGCTTAGAATGTGAGGAGAATTTTAGCGCTTTTCTTAGGATGGATCAAGAGCAGGAATCCTGCGAGATATGTTCATCCGATCACATCATCAAGGTTGTGTCCGATATAGGGCAGAAGGTAGATAAGGACAAGTTTAAGGCAAAAGCTGGCGACGTTGTTAAATCTCATATTGAGGAAGCAAAATCTGAAATCAAAAAAGAGAAGAAGAATTTAAAGAGTAAGGTTTACAAAGATGATTGAGTTGTTTTTATTATTTTCAGTAGTATTGAACGGGTTGTTGATATTCTACGCTACGCGACTCGCCCGCCGTATGTTGATTGTCGGATCTAACATAGACTCGGTGTACGAGATGATTAGTGTATTCAGGATGCATGTGGAACAAATTCACGAAGCAGAGATGTTTTATGGAGATCAGACTTTGCAAGCTTTGATTGATCACTCGAAAGGAATTTTAGATTCTCTAGATGAGTACGGTGACCTTATGGCACTGGTAGAGATAGAAACAGAAGAGGAAGGGGATGCCGAGAAAGAAGAGGACTAAAAATTATTACTTTACAAGTGTTCACGAGGATGCAATAGTCGAATATTGTTCTACTGAAAGTAGAGATAAACGTGAAAAACTGTATGTACAATATATACAACCCGCCTTTAGTGAGATGGTTGATAAGATCATCTACACTTATAACTTCACAAACATACCAAACATAGATGTCCTGAAAGACGATTGTAAAGTTTGGTTAACAACTATTCTCAGCAAGTACGACCCGAATAGAGGATCTAAAGCATTTTCTTATTTTTCCGTAATTACGAAGCATTGGTTCATTCACCAGTTCAAGAAGAATTCCACAAAAGTAAAAAGAGAGGTTGCTTATGAGGAGATCGTCAAAGAAAACCAGCACGAACGGTTGATATACAACGATGAAGGTTATGTCAATAGGCGAGAGAAGTACGAGTTCTGGGGGTATTTAAAACTAGAGGTTGATCGATGGCAAGGTTCAAACCTCTTCACCAAGGATAATGAAAAGAAAGTATTGTCTGCTGTGAAGATACTTTTAGAAAATGTTGAGGATATAGAAATCTTAAACAAAAAAGCGGTCTATTTGTATTTAAGAGAAATTACTGGACTCAAAACAAAGCAGATAGTAAATACATTGAATAAGATGAGGGAAAGGTATAAGTACTTTGTGATCAAATATGAACGGGGTGATAAATTTCAAATTTAGCATATTTATTGTATGAAAGAGATTGAAGAATTAATATCAGAAGCAACCAGAAACGTCACCGAAGATCGTGCCGCAACGAAAGTTTTGTTGACAAATCTGATGAAATACATGCAAGAGACAACCGACCGCCATCGAGAAGTTGGCCTGGTGGCGGCAAAGTATTTAGAAACCCTTCAAAGGTCAAATGAACAGTTAGTTAAGATTGCAGCACTACAACACAAAAAGAGTTCTAAGGTCGACAACTCCATTTCCGAAGATGAAAAGGATAGCTTGTTTGAGATGATAAACTCTTCGGAGGACTAGGGTGACATCATCAAAATATCTACACTATTCTATGACCGACACAACGTTGGACACTTCAAAAACCCAAGCAGTCGGCACCGACATCACGGATAATATTGAGTCCCTAAACTCACACGCTTCAGCAAAGACGGAATCATTACTGAATACGAGGAGTGCCTTGATATTGAAGTCGCAAAAGATAAGTATATCTCAAATCCCAGACGCTCACCAAAAGGCACGGGATTTAATAAATCCAGAATCCGTGGATACCGATTCAGATACTGCAATGTCTGTCATTAGGCATTATTGTGCAGTTGAGGGACTTACTGGAGGACGAAACGCAATTACCATGCCTGCTGAGATATTTACAGTAATATATGAATTCACAGACTCTTCGACGGATGTTACAACCAATCAGAATACCATTAGAGAAGTTAGGGTTCAAATGTTGTCGACAGATTATGGTATTGTGGATTCTCACATTAAGTCTGGTGCTATAGAACTCGGAGTCGACCGACCCCCAGCTAAACCAGCGTTTTACCGCAACCCTCGCGGCGAATTGGTGGTTGTGCCAGTACCAGAAGACGGACCTAATGGATTTAAGGATTTAAAATTGAATCACACAATCGCAGTTTATGTCATTATACATAATATGGTTAGATTTGCTCCAGGGTATGGCAATAGTGTCAGAAGTTCTTGGTCGGCTGGCGTGAGGGTCTCGCTCGTGGGTGTTGGCAATAATGACTCTCTTATTGATAACTATATTCTTAAATTCTTTCATTTTCAAGCCGTAAATGAAGCGCTTCTAGAAAACGGCAAAGTTGAGGTTGGGGATTATTTAGGAATGGTTGGCAGGTCTGGTATGATGGACCCTTTGAACAAGGAAGGTAAGGATCAATTCCCTCACACTCATATCGAGGTTGTAAGATGGCGCGGCCGCAAACAGAAAAAGTATAATCCCCGCAGACACCTGGCCAAAGTATGCAACAAACACCCACTCAATAAGGGTAAAGCATGGGATTACTACATAAACTCAGGCAAAGGTGGAAACGTGTACGCCCCAGCTGGTTTTGCAGAATTTGGACAAAAGAGGGCAGCAGGAACTTCTCACGGCGGACTGGATATTGGCGCCCTCGAAGGCACCAAAATCTATAGTCCAATTAAAGGGAAAGTTATAGGAAACCCCAAAAAGACAGTGGAGAATTATCTTAAGAACTTAAAGAAATTCAGGGAAGTCTTAGCTGCCCACAATAAAAAAGTAAAGGAAGAAGGGTATATCTATAGGTTTAGGGGTAAGGACGGATATACCTACTCGATACCGTTCGCCAAGGGGCAGACAATTACTTTAGGACCAAATGATTGGAGCCTAGAAACTCATGTCGCAGGCAAAAAAGCGGGATTTATGAGGGCGGAGCGCAAGAGATGAGTAAAGATAAATATTCCTTATTTACAGAAGCAGGTTCTGGTAATCAGGTACTCGACGAAGACGTGGTATCACACACACCAGGCGAATCGTTTGAGTCTAGACTTCGCACTGCGGCCGCACACCTATCCAAATCAAGAGTGGTGGGGTACAGTGAAGAGTTTACTCCTGCTATAATAATAAAAACAGAAAAGATCTCCGTATCACAAATTTCCCCAGCACACGATAAGGTGTTATCATCTTTGAGAATAGTATCCAAAGATGAAGACTCAGATACAACTAACTCAATAACTTTATCTAGGCACTATGCCATCGTCGCAGGTCAGGGCAGTCATGTGAATCCCGCAAAATTACCAGCTGAAATGTTGACAATCGTATATGAAGTTGGGGAATCGGAAGATGGTACTGACATGCAGACTAACAGAAGTTGCGTCGTGCGAATGCTTGGACCAAATTATGGAATAGTAAGATCTCAAAAAGCATCTGGACTGCCATATGTTAAGGGGGAAAAACCACCTAAGCCAAAAGACAAACCCAAAACGGAAGACAAGTTTAAAAAAAAGCAGTCAAATAAATTAAAAGATGCCTCGAAGGGTGTACCGAAACCATCACCAAAAAATACAACACCTGGCAAATCCCTTGCAGATGCAATAAAAGAAAAACCAGACATCAAAGAAACTGAATTTTTGATTGTTGGGGATAGTATCGCCGCTGGAATGACCATCGCCGCCGTCGGTCAAGGAATCATAAATTACCCTCACTGTCGAGGTAAGAACTTATATTACCAATGCAAAACCTCCGTTGCTCTTTCGGGCGCCACCACAGCGCAGATACTTCGAAGACTTAAAGCACATTTTGGGAAAACGACACTAACTACTTCGGGAAAGAAAAAAGTGATGATAGTATCAGCAGGGACAAACGATGCTCTTGGTCAATCAGGTTGGGGAAAGCATGCAAGAGGCGGTTATGGAAAGAATAGAAATACATCATTCACTGCTGATCTTGCAAAAAAGAATATTGATGCAATCGTTGCTCTTGGAATAAAGTCGGGATATGAGGTCAGGGTGATGTTAGTAAACCTTCCTTGGAATGGAAGTAAAACAAGAAAAGTTAATACTAAAAATGATTTCGACAATCAATCCAAGATAGACCATTATGGTAGATTTACTACAGAGGTCAATAACCATATATCTAGTAAGTATTCTACATTTAGTTTTGCTGGATCTACGCCACAAGTCGAGATGATGGATCACATACATCCTTCTATAAAAGGGTCATCACAGTTGATAACAAAGGCGATAATGATATGAGTGAAGAACTAGAAAAGTTAAAAAGAAAACTTCAATCTTATGAAACGTCGAGGACGCTCGTTTTGGCTTCGACTGTGCTTGCACTGTCGGGAGATGTTGTTGTCGACACCGAAGCAGCAATCGATCATATGAGTAGATCCAGAACTGTAGATGCAGCAGGAAAACGTTACCCTGCTATTATAATAAGTTCTAGAAAGTTACCAACAAGTGCAATACCTGAACCACACAGAGATGGCGTCATTGGGTCTCTCAATTTTCGTAGATCTGAAGACAGTGACGAAGCAATTATAGTTGTGGAGCATAGGGCGATCGTCACTGGGATTTCATCTTTTATTGATCCCAATAACGTAGTAAAGGAGTTGTGTCCAGTTATATATGAGATTTTTGTAGAAGATCAAGAAACTAGTTTAATGGCACAGGACAGGGTAGTTGATGTTATTATGATAGGGGACAATTATGGCATAATCGAAGGTACGTCCTCATCTGAATTGAATTATGAAGATCCCAAAAAACCACCAAAACCAAAGAAAGGGGGCCCCAAATCCAAACAAAAGTTCGGCGCTAAAGGCGCTATAGTGAAACCCCTGAAAAGTAGGTGATCTAGCAATTTGAAGATATACAAAAAAACAACAAGAGATTAATTATAATATAGAAGGTTAAGTTTATGGCACAGAAGACGTTTGAACAGTT